CTTCAACGAATCTAAGTGTTAGTGATGACGGGAATTTTCACTTTGTTTCTGTTAAAGGAGGACGAAAAAATGCTGATGGGTGGGGAGCAGAATCAGGCTTCGATTGGAGCAAAATCATAGAAGTAGAAATTCGGATGAACGCCAGTGTTTTAGATTATTGGATAGATGGACAGTTTTTTGGTGATAGACGCTGGGAAGCGACGCAAGAGGATTCAGGCAGTCAGGCAAGTTATGGACTGCGCGAGCTTGTGGAAGTGGATGAAGAGCTACACAGTGATAATGAATGTGAGTTGCGGGCTAAGGCCTTACTTGCACAACTGAAAGACCCTGCTGAACATTTGACGTTAAAAAGCACAGTAATCGACTATTACGCTAATCCGCTTTTGCCAGCTGACAAAATCCCTGTTACGCTTCCTAATGAAAACATCGACTCGGGCTATCGGATCATAAACGGTGAATATCGTGTGGCCGCGAGAGACCAAACCTTAGAGATCACTTTGGAGCTTGGGAAAGAGAAGCCTTTGCTCGCCGACTATCTGTATGGCCTCAGATCTGGAGCAGTCACGCTGGAGCGGTTAGCGAGGACAAAAGCGGGAGTGAGATGATGGCTGAGGTTCCTTGGGGGCAATCTCCAGAAGCATTCAAAGCTATTGCTCAAGGCTTATTGTGGGCCGCGATGGTTAGCGGTGCCGTAACGAAGGTTACGCGTGAATGGGAAGGAACAGGTGACTCTAAGGTTTTGAAACGTGTAAAATTGTGGCGTGGAACTACTGAGATTTTACGGTTGCGTTATGATTACGACGCCGACCGAGATAACATAACGATTGAAGCGGAGGAGATCAGTTAATGGCTTTTGCAGAGGACATCCACAAACATAAACATAGTAAACTCAAGAATGTGGGCCCTGATGATCATCATCGTAAATGGGGGCTCTTTGATGAACCTTCATGGATAAGAACACTGTATCTTCCATTAGGGAAATTCAGTAAAGTCGGGGTCACACTTCTTGGCACTGGCGGTTGGCATCCTGACTGGGTTAGTCATCCAAGACCCATTTACAATGAGGCTGAAGAGGAATATTTGGTTTATTTTGCTGGAGGAAATACATATAGAAGCATAGGGTTAGCAACTGGAACAAGTCTCAAATCTGCTTTAACGGAAATCACGGATGGTATTGGAGGAACAAGCAGAGTATTAGATAAAAGTGGAGCAGATAATTGGGACTACACTGGAGTGAGCTTTCCATCTACAATTTATGACCCAATAGACGTAGCTGCTAAACGATGGAAGATGCTTTTCAATGGAAGAAATAATCTTGGAGTCTATGAAAAAATCGGCTATGCTTACAGTGCTGATGGTAAATCATGGACGAAAGAAGCAACAAACCCAGTGTTTGAAATCGCTGACCGACGTGTTGACAGCCCGGCGCTTTTCCGACTTGGAAACAAATTCTACATGCTGTATAGACAGGTACTTGTTGACCCTATGCAGATAGGCCTCGCATACTCAGATGATTGTATCACATGGACGCAATATTCTGGAAACCCTGTTTTATCGTTAGGTGCAGGTGGCAAATGGGATGACAATTTTGTAGGTTACATCTCACTCTATTTTGACCAAGGAACTTTCTACATGATTTACACTGGAAAACAAGTTGGCGGACTTATGAAAATAGGCTTGGCTTTGAGTGTAAGCTGTTTGACTTGGACGAAACTGCCTTACAATCCAGTGCTAGAAGATACCGTTGACCTGTCAACTGGATGTTTAATTCGCATGGAAGATGAGTTCATTCTCACCTATGAACACAGCAGTCCTAAAAGTCTGCGTTCAGCAACAATTCCATAGGAGACAATTTTCTTGATTGAGTTTTGGAATGTTGTTATCGCGCTTATCGTGGGATTGATCGGCGGAGCGGCCATTCACAGCGCATGGCTCCACAGCAAGAAAAGAAAGGAGTTTGAGAAAAAGCATGATCACTAAGGTTCCTAGCGAGGTTGACAAAACCATTTCTACCCTAAATTTCGGAGATCTTGTTGAGATTCATTGGTTAGATGCTAGCGAGGCTACAGGGCCTCTTCATCAAGGCAACTTTGACACTCCGGTGCAGAGTGTAGGCTACTTCCTCGCGGTTAAAGGGCGAAAGACGAAACATGTTGTTATCGCAAAGGAAATTGTCGACAACAAAAGCTACCATTACAATGTTATTCCACTTGGCATGATTCAAAACCTCAGGATTATTCAACGCAACGGTTTGAAACCTTATGTCAAGCGTATTCTGAAAAAGTTTGCGGCAAAGACAGTGCCTAGGCTTCGTAAAAAGGATGGATGGGTGTATGCGACTAAGAAATATAATTCGTAAGGCCTTAACAAAAACAGTTGTTGTTCAAGTGGGAGCTCGTAAGAAGCAGAAGCGAGTTCAAGTGCTGCCTAGCGAACAGATTGTTTACCTGGTCTATTTTGCAATTGTAGCGTTCGTAGGCTTAACCGCCTTGGAAATTGTTCACATGGTATTCTTCGGTGTTTGGAACAGTGAGATTTTCTCAGCAATCACTTGCCTCATCGGGACCATCTCAGGTATCTTCATCAGTCAAAATGCGTGATCAAGATTGAGAGAGAGGTAATCGTATTTGAATCCTAATAGCAACCGAATTTTAAAAACAACCGTTTTTCCGCAAATAAAAAAGATAGCGAAAAAATACAAGAAGGTCGATACTCAGAGAGAACGTGCTGAACTCATTTTTGATTTGAAAGTTATCCTTGAGACTTACAAAAAATACGCTTCTAAGCTGAACAAGCCTGGGCGTCCTGGAAAGTTTGAAATGAAATGTGCACAGCTTGCGGCGTACATTGCGAGAAGCATCAACATTATCGCAACGAAATATGACGCTGTCAAAATTAAAGAAATTTTGGATGAAATGGCGGAGAGGGTTTCTAAACTTGAGTAGCTTCGAAAGACAGATAAAAAGCCTAGACGAAAGAGTTGGAGATCTAGAAAGAGCCGCTGAACCGCCGAAGATACCCAAGGACTCTGTGCGGTTTTTCAAAAAGGTTCTGCGTATCAAACCTTATTCATATCAGGCCAAGTTTCTACAGGATGAAAAACCGTTAAGGGTTATCCGTTGGCCTCGGCGAGCTGGCAAAACCACGTGCATGTCAGGGGACGACATTCGCTTCGCTGCTAACAATCCGAATTCAACAATTCTAGTTATAATGCCTAAACTCCAGCAAACAAAGGAAATCTATTTTCAGGGCGAGGGCGGCCTGCATGACCATTTAGCGCGGATGAACCCAGAAGACTTTGAGGACATTATAAAAGAGCAGTTACAAACTACCATCCGTTTCAAAAATGGTTCCCGGATCCTAGCGGAGGTACCTGAACCCTTTACGATTCGCGGGCATGGTCCCCGGAAAATATCGATTGACGAAATGAACTTCATTCGCAAAGACGCTGATTTGTGGTTGAGCGCTCTGTTACCTATGACTTTGACGCGGAAAGTTTACATCAACGTGGCCTCTACGCCTTGGAACAAGGACTCCATATATTGGAAAATGTGCTTTGACAAAGCCTTCAAAATATTCTCGGGCAACGCTCATGAACACGATCCGCCTCGTTATTTCCTAACCTATGAAGACGTGTTGAAACCTAAAGGTCCGTTAGAGCCTAAGCAAGTTGAGATAATGCGTGAGCAATATGCTGGTAATCCTTGGCGTTGGAAACGTGAAATGGAATGTGCTTTTGTAGATGATGAAACTGCCTTTCTTCCATCGAGCTTAATCATTAAGTGCCAAAACGAGGACTTGGAATTTGCGAAGTTTGAGGACAACATAGCTGGCAGATTCTACGTTGGGTGGGACCTTGGGCGTGAACGAGATCCTGGCGCCGTCGCCGTTATAGACCTCAATGTTCACAGTGATGTGTGCCGCTTGGTTCATTGCATATCCTTCAAATTGGGAACTCCTTACGTTAGTCAGATGGCTTACATAAAAAGCATCTGCGACCGGTGGAAGGGCGTCAACAATGTTTACTATGATCACACAGGCACTAAAGGAATTGACGAAGAAATTGAGCGCACAGGATTTCCAGGATTAGAGGGCATCGATTTCACTAAGCCCAATAAACATGGTATGGCCATGACATTAAAGCAGCTTATGATGACTCCACGGAAAGCTGATAAAGGCTTGGCGCCGCAGGATGCACGCCACAGATTTGAGCTTCCCTACGATCAAGATGTGCAGACTGAGCTAAATGTTGTTCAATGGGAACAGACTAAGGGTAGCGAGCTCTATACATTCTCTCATCCTGAAGGTTCTCATGATGATCGTTTCTGGGCTATTGCCTTAAGCGTTTATGCAGCTATTGCAGGAGGGCCAGAGCCATATTTAGGTATGATTCCACGATGAGGCGCCGAGAAATTTTCAAAGTCACTAAGATAACGCGGAAGTTTGATCGACGCACTGGCAAATTCACCATTAATATTCGTTATAAGACTAGGACTGAGGTTACTCCTCGAACCGTGGCGGTTTCTGAAGCTTTCGGCTTAGGCGTGGACGAGTTTCAGGAGCATGTAGTCTATGATAACGTTGAGCTAAAGATAGGGCCCAAGGATATTGTCTATATTACTGGCGATTCTGGGTCCGGGAAAAGCGTGCTGCTACGAGCATTGGAGAAGGACCTAGCCGGAGAAACCGTTAATATTGCCGATGTAAAAGTTGTTTCGTCACTGCCACTCATTGATACCATTGGTCAAACAATAGAAAAGGGTCTCGAGCTGCTCTCTCGAGTAGGCTTAAACGATGCTTTCCTTTTTGTACGTCGCTACGATCAGCTCTCAGATGGTCAGAAATACCGGTATCGAATTGCCAAGATGATTGAAGCTGGAAAGCAATACTGGATTTTAGATGAGTTCTGCAGCCTGCTGGACCGGGACACTGCTAAGATTGTGGCGCATAACATTCGGAAGTTGGCTAGGCAGGAAGGAAAAGCGGTTTTAGCTGCTACAACGCACACCGATTTATACGAGGATCTCAGACCGATGGTGCACATTCATAAGCGGTTTGGCAAAGAAATTACGGTTAAGTATCATACTGATAGGTATACATCGCAGTGTACACTGGTCAAGGAAATGCAGATCCAGGAAGGCACGCGTGAAGATTATGAGGAGTTAGCTGTTTTTCATTACCGTGACAGCCGAAGACTTGTGTGCCCTCAGAAAATCTTTGTTTTGAAACGTGAAGGTGAGCTCTGCGGGGTCATTGTTTACAAGTCTCCTGCGGTGCGTACGGCTGGGAGAAAAAAGGCTTTTGGGAGAGTGTTAACGATTTATGAAGTGAATCAAGTTTTAACATGCATCGCTCGGGTTGTAGTTCATCCAAAATATCGTACGATCGGGCTTGGCGTGAAACTCGTGCGTGAAACGCTTCCTTTAGCCGACAAACCTTACGTGGAAACAACCGCAGTTATGGCCCGCTACAATCCGTTTTTCGAACGTGCAGGAATGACAAAAATCGCTGAGAGCACGCCCCGCCCAGCGATCCTGGAAGGCGTAGAGAAGCTGAGGCATCTTGGATTTAACCCAGTGTTGCTCGGCTCAACCAAGTATACAATTCAACGAATGCGTAAGAACCCCTGCCTTATCAAAAAAGTTAGAATGGTTTTCAAGCACGTCTCAAAGGCTGGGGGCGTTTATCGGAAGCGCATAGCGTCCACGGGTCGCGCCTACATGAAACATAACGATTTCTGTGAGTGTGTGGAGCGTGCAGACATAGAGAAGCTGTCGCGAATGATCAAAATCCTCAGCTTTCTCATTCAGACAAAAGTCTACCTATTCTGGAAAAGATAAACCGGGCGGCTTTGTTGAAAGATGTATGTATGCTGTTTAGTTCTGTTTTTATTCTTTTAGCTTGTTTGGTCGCGTTTTGATCCATTCTGTCACCTTCTCTTCTGTCATTTTGTTCCAAACCACTTCACAATAGCATCAAGAGTTTTTATGAACTCTTCAGACACTTCATCATCTAAAACACTATGACCACGTTCTTTGACACTCCGCTTAATCGTCATTTTTAATTCCTCCAAATCTTCCTCAAGCCATGAAGAAAAAGGAAATTCTTTCTTAGCCTCCTCAATCATTTGTTTTTGTTTAATCAATATATTTTCAACATGAAGATGAACAGCACTCATTGAGATTGGTTTGCCTCGTAGAATCTTGTTATAATGTTCGCTTAGTTTCCATATTTGTTTTTCAAATTCACCCAATACTCTCACCTTCTACACTACTTATTTCATCATTCTTTTATTTCTTCTTCAGTTGCGCTCCATGCGCTATTCATGAAACTACTAGCTGTCTACTTTCCTTTCTGTCTTTGCGTAGGGTGTGTATGTCGATGAGGGCTTCGGTTGCGATTGCGTTTATTCCTGTTGAAAAAGCTACAAGTACGAGGAGGATGTCATGCAGGTTCTCTGTCCAAGCGCGTGTGTGTGAGCAGATTCTTAAAAAGGGCTCTGATTCCAAAGATGTGTGAGGAGAAAATAGTTGGAAAGATTTGATACTAGGAATAAACTAGAAGAAGCTCGATCTTTGTTGCTCTCTTTCCTAAGCTCTCAGAACTGTACACTCGAGGTGGGGCGGATAGCCTGAAGGCGGCTTTCCACGTTACAACGCGATACGTGGTGATGGCTGGCTTTCCGATGATT